TTTTATATGTGAAGGACATAAAATTTCTAATGAGGATTGGATTAAATTATTAAAGGAATTAGGATATCGAGTTACGAAAAAATGTTTGTCAGATGAAGTTATGGGATATGGCGATTATAATGTAGAGTGATTAAATAAGATGATAAACATTGAAGAATTTGAAACAAATAGAGTTTATAGACATTATAAAGGTAATTATTACTATGTAATGGATTTGGCAGAACATACAGAAACAAATGAGTTAATGGTTGTTTATCATGCGTTATATAGAGATGATTAAGAGTAAAAAGGAGATTATATGGATGAATTTGAAAAACTAAAATATGATGGAGATTATCATACTTATGGATATTTTAAAACTCATAAACTTAAAAATAATCAGACAATAGGGATATATTTTTGGAAACATGAACTTAGTAAATCTAATGATTATGTAATACTATTAGCAATTGCTAATAAAAAGAAACATCTTAGACAATTAATATTGGGCGAGAAAGATGTATTGACCGATCATGAAACTGGTAAATGTGGATTAGAAGGTTTATTGTGGGCAAAGAAACAGATAGTTGAGTTTGAGAAATCTGATTGTTGTAAAGATGGAGACTTTATTAGTGTGTACTGGTCTGATAATCAAAGAAGAGATGTTTATGAGTATGGATTAAGGAAGTTAGGATTTATGATGGGATTTAGAGATGGTAAGAAGTGTTTGAGTAAGAAAGTAGTTAAGTTGTGTAAACATTAAAACAATAAATAAAAATAGTTTGACATAAAACTCTGCCATATGGTATACTAGATATATCAAGCAGAATTTAAATTATAAAAGAAAGAAGGAACGTGTAAAATGGAAAAAGTATTATCAATAGTGGAACGACTTCAAGGAACAAGTAGCAGGAATGATAAGGAAACAATTATCAGAGATAATGAAGACAATGAATTGCTCAAGGATATTTTTAAATTTGTCTATAGTATTGAAATTAAAACTGGCATCAAACGTAAGAAACTTGAAAAGAAAGTCAAATCCAAACCAACAGTGCAAATTAAAGATTTTTATGAGTTAAGAGATTTTTTAGTTTCTAATGGAACTGGCTCAGATGAAACTATCGCAAATATACAGCAATTTTTGTCAGAACAAAACGATGGATTAAAAGAATTATATACTCAAATTATCCTTCAAGATTTAAGATGTGGCCTAAGTGAAAAGACTATCAATAGTGCTTTAGGTTATGAATTTATCTACATACATAAATTGGAAAAAGGCGAGGTCGCAGAACCTAAACATTTTAAATTACTTAAAGGAAAAGAATTTGGTATCTATAAAAAGGTTGATGGATATAGGGCAGAAATTGAAGTTGGTAATGGTAAAGTAAAAATTATGTCTTCCGGTGGTGAGTTATTTAAAGAATTAGTTGATATAGAATGTGCTTTGTTGGGTTCAGATTTACCACATGGAGTATTTGCTTGTGAATTACTAGCGATTGATTCTGAAGGCATTATGACGCGAATGGAAGTGTTTAATAAGACTGGATCACTTCTTAGGAGAGATGGAATAAAGGTAGGAATTGAAGCAAATGTATTTAATTTTATTCCTGATAATGGATTCTATGAAGGGAAACATCCCACGACTTGCAGAGAAAGAAAAACATTAGCAAAAGAGTTAATAGATAAAATTAATTCTCCTTTAATTAAAAATGTTGATCCTTTCTATATTGGAACAGATTTATCTCAAATAGACTATTGGTTTGAACAGATGATTTTGGCCGAAGACGAAGGTATTATGGTTCTGCCAATGGATGCAACTTATAAAGGTAAAAAATCCTATCAGCAAATGTTAAAAATTAAGACAGAAAACGAAGCTGATTTAAGAATTGTTGGTTTTGAATTAGGAGAAAAGGGTAAAGCGTTTGAAAATACTTTAGGGAAAATGCTCGTTAATTACAAAGGGAATACAATCAATGTAATGGCAGGATATAAGATTAAATATGACTCTGCAAGATATGATGATCGACTAGTTCGGGATTACATTTGGAATCATCAAGAAGAATTATTAGGCCAAATAGTTGGTGTTAAATATATGGATGAAACTACTAATGACAGTGGTGGGACTGATTTAAGAATGTGTAGGTTGGTTTGTTTCAGAGATGATAAAACCGAGGAATCATATAATTAAGAAGGGAGATTAAATGGTAGTTTATAGTATATTAAATACATGTAATTATAAAAGATATATTGGTAGCACGAATGATTTTAAAAGGAGAAAGCGTGAACACATAAGTGGTTTAAACAAAGATGACCATTATAATAAACACCTCCAAAGAGCATGGAAGTATTACGGGGAGGAATACTTTGAATTTGACATTATAGAGGAAGTTAATGAAGAAAATCGAGATATAAGAGAAGAATTTTGGATTGATTATTTTAACTCTTATAAAAGTGAGTTTGGATATAATATGGCTCAGTATCCTGAAATATTTAGTAATTATGAATGGAGCGATCAGCAAAGAGAAGCACAACGGAAAAGAAAATTAGGAATTTCATTAAGTGAAGAGCATAAAGGGAAAATAAGTAATGCACTTAAAGGGATTAAAAAACCAGATGGTTTTGGAGAGCATATGTCTAAAACTAGAACAGGTGAAAATCATCCAATGTATGGGAAACATTTTTCTGAAGAACATAGAAATAAAATAAGGGATAGCAATATAGGAAAAACTCATACGGAAAAATCGAAGTTAAAAATGAGCATATCCCAGAAAAAAGTAATTAGGACCGAAGAAAGTTTAAACTTATTGAGAACTGTCAACATTGGTAGAAAACATAGTGAAGAATTTAAATTGAAGGTTAGCAAAGCTAAAAAAGGAGTAAAATTCTCAGAAGAACATAAGAAAAATATGAGTTTAGTTAGATTGGGAGAAAAGCATAAAAATTCAAAATTAAAGAATAAGGACGTAGAGTGCATAAAATATTTATTAAATTATGATATTATGTCACAGTCAAAAATGAGTAGGTTATTTGAAATTAGCCCACAAACAATTAATTCAATATATAAAAACAGAATTTGGGGTCATTTAACAACATATACAGAATATGATGCAGATGTTTTGTGTAAGAATGTTTTAGAAGGAACAGGGAAAAATGTTGGTAAACTTGGATCAATTACAATTCAATTTGAGCATGAAGGAAAAACATATGAGTGTAATTGTGGTTCAGGATTCTCAGATGAAGAACGAGAAGCATATTACAAGCAACCAGAATTAATTGTTGGTAAGATAGTGACGGTTGGATATTTTGAAATCTCCAAGAATGCTAGTGGAGATTGTGGACTTCGTTTTCCAACTTGGAAGTCAATTATTAGACATGATAAAAATGAAATAAGCATGTATTAAGGAGGAGGAAGAAATAATCAAAGGCAAAGCAAGAACAGATATATTATTAGAAGATGTAGAAAAATTATATGTTCAAAAAGGCATGACCGTCAAGGACGTAGGTAAAATATATAAAACTAATAGTAATCCCATAACAAAATTATTACGCCAATCTGTTAATGAGGAGGTGATGTATAAATTAACTCACCCAGGAACAGGGATATCTAGAGTCTTACCCAAAAGGAATACAACAATTAATTGTGAAGTGTGTAACTCTAACAATGATGTATGTTTCAATAAAACAACACATAAATATCTTTGTATTAGGCATAGGAGTCAGGTAAGTAGATATGGTAAAGTATTATCAAATACATGTTATGATAAGAATAAGATAGAAATATTTAATAATCATGCAGAAATAATTTTATTAAACAGTGATTACGAAGAAATTGGAAGAGCTATAATTTCATTAGATAAAATTGATAAAGCAAAACAATATAATTGGAGATCACAAAATCCTAGTGACACAGAAAATGCATATGTTACAGCGAAAGAACACAAAGATACTATATTGTTACATAGGCATTTAATGGATGCAAAAGATAATGAAGAAGTAGACCATATTAGTAGAAATAAATTAGATAATCTTAATGAAAATTTAAGAGTAGTGTGCACTTCTGAAAATATAGTTAACAGAGGTATGATGAAAAACAATACATCAGGTGTAGTTGGTGTAACATGGGATAAATCAAGAGAACAGTGGAAAGCACAATTAAATATATACAATAAGTGTTATAGTTTAGGAAGATTTAATAAATTTGAAGATGCAGTTGACGCAAGAAACCAAGCAGAAGTTAAATATCATAAAGAATTTACTCCAATTGAGAGACAATAAAGAAGGAAGAAGGAGTGATTGGTATGAATAGTCTTGAAGGTAAAATATTCGTTGTCACAGGTAAGGTTACCACATTCAAAAATAGAGATGAAGTAGGAGAACTAATTACTTCATTGGGTGGCGTACTATCTGGTTCTGTAAGTAAGAATACTTCTTATCTTTTGAACAACGATATTACTTCAACGACTGGCAAAAATAAGAAAGCGTTAGAATTAGGTGTGGAAATTATCAGTGAGACACAGTTTAATGAAATGATTGGGAGATAGAGTAAAATCTATTTCCTTCCTAATATCGAATTTAATTGAAAGGAGAATCTTTTTGATACAAAATAAAAATCTATTTGATGATTATACAATGATTCATGTAGGAACAAATGATATTAATTTTGAGACAGGTGAACAAGCTTTAGATACTCATATGTCATTAAAACCATTTAGAAAAATTGAGGGTGGAAAAGAATACTGCCTATCTCCAAATGTAAAAGTGTTTCTTTATGATAATCGAAAAGTCTTCATCAAAGAAATTCCATTCGGAAGTATTTTTAACGCAAATGAAATAGAAATCTCTATTGGATCATTTATAAGATTGACTATCGACAATAAACAAGATATTGATTTAAAAATTAAACCTTGGACTAAATCTTTGAAAAGGATATTAAATAATACCATCATATAAAATACCAATTTTAATTGAAAAGGAGAGATATAAATGCTAGAAGAACATGTCAGGATAGGTATGAGAGTAGTCCCATTCCAAAAAACTGCTTTCGGCAACCTTGAACATTCCAATGTTTGGAAAGACGCTCTAAATAAGAATCAATCATATTTATATATAGTCGGTTGGGATACTTCATTAAATTATTTTGTACTAGATGATGAGAATTTCGACAATGGTGATAATGGAGATTATTATAATGCTGAAGATTTTGAACCTTATGAAGAAACAAGAGTAGTACAGCAAATTGTCACAGAACAACAAATCAAAATTCTGAATGCAGTAGACAGATATATTAGTAAATATCCTTTTGCAAAAGATGGTGGTAGCGAATATGTTAGTCAAAGTGATGATCCACAAGTTGGAGCAATTGACTTAGCATGCGAATTAGCAGATATTTATTGTGAGTATAATGAGAAAGGAGTAAACGATGCGAAAATACATAGTAGATAATCTAGAAAATACATCAGAAAATGAACATAATTTTAACCATGAATATCACAAGAAATATATTTCTAAAACAGGCGAAGTAATTAAACATGATTATAAATCAGGAGTATTTAAATCATTTATATGTTTAGGTTTTGATAAGGATGAAAAAGGATTCTTTACAGATGTTGATTGGTTTCATGTTTGTGATTTGAGAAATCCACAATTTGAGGGTTAAATAAAGAAGATGTGGAAAGGTGGAATAAAGAATAATGCATATGGAAATTAAAGAAAATACAAAGAGCAAGAAATTTGGAGTATCATTAATTGATACAAAGGGTTTTGTAGACCAATTATTTTACACTAAACCCGAATGGGAAAAGATAATTGAAGTAGTAGAAAAACAAATTGAGGAAGATAAACAGAAAAAATTGGAAAATAAAAGAAAAGCAATCCCAAATTGTTATAAATGTAAATATCGTGGAGATTTAGTGTGGGATGCTCATTCTAAATGTACAAATAATAATGCAAAAGTTAAAGGTAATAAAAATGGAATTCAGAATGGTTGGTTTAATCATCCAAATAATTTTGATCCAACGTGGTTAGTTAGTTGCGATGGATTTGAAAGTCTTTGAAATTTAACTTTTAATTGACAGAAGAAAGGAATTGGCAAAATGGACATGAATGATTATGAAAACTCAAAAGAACAAATTAGTGATATCCTAATTACATTGAATAGAAAAACAGCACTTAAACTCCTTGGAGAAATCTTAGATGAAGATTATGATCTTTCAGTAGCAGGTAATATTGTCAAAGCAGATTGCGAACCAGATTTAAATAAGCGAATGTTTGAAGAATGCTTTTACTCAGAAGGAAATGAAGGTGCAGGACATATCAGACTTAAAGAAATTCTTGATGTAGTTGAAGAGATTGTAAATCTTGATGATTATGTAAGTGACGATATTCATTTTGAGTATTTTATTAGACCAGAAACAGATGAAGAAGCAGAAGAAAATGGACATACAGACGATATTGAATGGTTCACTAAAGATGAAAGTATAGATATTGATAAGGTACATATTCAGTTTGAGGGAGCTTAATTTCCCGTAAGTTTATGGGGTTATAGGAAAGGAGAAATATAGATGAATTTAGAAAATAAAATTCAAAAACGATTATATGACGCAATGTATAAATATGAAGTAGATATTACTGATTAATAAAATAGGAGGCAATTTATGAAAAATACAATTTTTATTCCTAAAACCATTAAAGTGGGTTATCAAGAACGCAAGGACACATATACTGGACAATTGGCATATATTGTATATTATGATCAAAGAAATGTTCTTAGAAAGGAAAAATCTTGGCAGTCATGGAGGGACGATAAGATTGAACCACAAGAATTTTCAAATGAACCTACTTCTGGTTTTGTGTTAAATAAAAAAGTAGGCGACTATTCAAATGGTTGGGATCATCGAAAATCATATTGTAGAGTATTCGACCCTCGTAATTTTGAATTTGAAATTACAATAGAAAACTTGCTCTATATTCTTGAAAATGCTAGTTCAATCAAAGGTAAGGGATTAGAAGGGGATTTTGTGTATGGTTGGGATGGTAAGGATCTTCTCTTAATGCCAGTAGATTCTCCAGACTATAAAGAAATTACTAAATATAGTGAAATGATTCTTAAAAATAATTATGTCAAGGTAAAAGAACTAATATTAGGTGCTACATATAAAACCAAAACAAATGAAGAATGGATTTATATGGGAAGATTTGATTATCATACTATTAAATATGATAGAGCATCAAGATCGCAAAACAATTCTTATTATGGTTATTCTAGATATTCATATGACGAAATTAAAGTTAATGTTAACAAAGGTAAACATCACTTCTTTGTTAAAAAAACAGAAGATTATTTAGATAATCCATACCTAAGTGTATTAACTATTAAATCTCTTGGAGAAAGATTTGTAGATACGGTATCAACTTATTGTGTAGAAAATTATGCTGATTTATTTGAAAAACTTGAATGTAAAACAGAATATTCTCCATATGATGAAAGCAAAGATAAATATATTCGGTATACATTTGATGAATTTGACAATTCTGTAAATAATGGTAGTAGATGGAAGGAGTATTATGATGATGTAAAAAACAAATATGAAGTATATTTAGGGAGAGATAATTTATATTATTATCAGAAAAAAGATAATCTTAGCAAAGAAAAATCCATTCAAGGAACTTTGGAAGAAATTTATAATATAATTCAACCAACCTATAAAAACGAATATCTAGAAAACAATAAATTATATAGAGAGGGGAAATAATAATGGCAAATGAAACAAACGATTCAAAAATTATGGAACTGAAAAAGCAAATTGAGGATAAGAAAATTAAATTAGGCAAATCTCAAAAGTTCACACCAGTTACTAATTGCTCAATTGAGGTAGATGGTATTAGAGTAAATATTCAAGTCCTAACCAAAGATCAATTAATCACTTTATTAGTTAAACTTAATTCATATGCAATTTCTGCTAAAGATTTGGAAATTTATTTTTCCGTTAGTGGTTATGATGTGAGTGACTGGATTACAGACATTAAGTCAAAACTTGATTTTGTAAGTCGTAAAGAAGAGGAAAATAAACTCAAAATTATGGAATCTAAACTACACCAATTACTTTCTAATGAAAAGAAAGTAGAACTTGAAATTGATGAAATTATGAAGTCTTTGTAATAAAACTAAAAAGTGAAAGTGCCTTGTAGCAAGGGTTACAGGGCACGACATTTCCTAGAAAATGAATATTTCGAATTATTTTAGAAAGGAGTTTTTCTATGACTAGAGGGCAGGGTATGCGAAAAGCAATAATACTTATAAATAAATTAAAAAGCATTGAAGGACTTTCAAAAGATGCAATGTTAGAAATCGATGAAATTATTGAGCATCTTGAATTTGTATCTCAATTTTATTTATAATTGACATATTCAAATCTGACATTGACGGGATTATTGAAAGGAATTTATAATGAACAACGAAGAATTATTCAAGCGTGAATATTTAGGAAAACTATATGAACCATCAGAATGTTATTCAAGAGCATATGAATTATGGATTGATTATGAGTACAATTGTGAAATGTTTGATAGAAACATTTGTCATGGAGGATTGGATAATCAGGGATTTACTAAGCCAGCAGGTACTCATGAATTAAGAGCAATCAATCAAAATGCAAACTATCTTAGAGATAAAATTTGGATGAGGGCAAAGGAGTTAGGAATATTTGATTTTAAAGATTTTAGTAATGCTCGAAAAGATATGAACAGATTAACTTGGAAAGGTATTCAAGAAGAATATCAGAGATTATATAATGGATGTGAATAATAATTATAAAATTATTGGTAGAAATGAGTTACTTTAAAAAATCTGTTTTATATGGCAAATAAATTTAAAAGATAGGAGGAAACATGTTGATTTCATGTAAAGAAAATCAATATCTTGTATTTTATTTTGATGATGGCAAAAATGTAAAATATAATTTAGCAACGGGTGAAACTATTGGTAAACTAGGAAAACCAGTAAAAGATAAAGGAGGATTAACTTATTGGGGTTATTAACCAAATTAGCTATAATAGATTGGCATCCTAGAAATAAAAAACATTATGAATCTAAAGGATATATTTTTACTAAGTGGAAAGATGAATTTGAAGTAAATGTGGAAGACTTACAAATTGGAGTTAAAATATTAGTGGAAATAGAGTGTGATGGATGTACAAAATTAAAAAATATAAGATGGTATGATTACTTAAAATGTGTTCATAGTGATGGCAAGTGTTATTGTAGTAAGTGTGGGACTAAATTATTTGGACAAGAAAAAACTAAGTTGAAAAAATTAGAAAATAGTAAATCATTTAAACAATGGTGCTTAGAAAATGATCGACAAGACGCATTGAACAGGTGGGATTCTGAATTAAATGATTGTAAATCTAGTGAAATTAGTTATGGTTCTACTATTAAATGCTGGTTTAAATGCGACAAGGGAATACATAAATCAGAATTAAAAGATTTAAGAACATTTACAAAAAATAAAAAAGATAAAATTAACTGTAAAGCATGTAACTCCATTGCACAAGGAGGGATTAATAATTTAGGTGAAGATTTTTTAGAAAAATATTGGGATTATGAGAAAAACAAAGACATAGATCCTTGGGAAATATCTAAAGGCAGTAATACTTATAAAGTTTGGATAAAGTGTCAAGAGAAAGACTATCATGGAAGCTATAATATTTTCCCAAATAACTTTATTAATGATAATAGGTGTCCACTCTGTAATTCTAATAGCGGAAAAGTACATTATTTGGATAGCTTGGGAAGTTTGAAACCAGAATCATTAAATGTTTGGTCAAGTATAAATATTAAAACGCCATATGATTATGCCCCTATGAGTAAAATTGAAGCTTATTGGAAATGTCCTGAGAACAAACATAAGGAGTTTCTTAGAATTATTGGAGATTCCAATGTTCGAGATTTTAAATGCCCTGAGTGTTCATTTTCAAAAGGAGAACATGAAATATCAAATTATTTTAGTAATAATGATATATTTTATATACCTCAAAAAACATTTAATGGTTTAGTGGGTTTAGGAGGTGGACTGTTATCTTATGATCATTACTTACCGAAATTTAATCTTTTAATAGAATATCAAGGGGAAATGCATGAGCGATATGTAAGAGGAATTCATAAATCTATAAAAGATTTCGAGAAACAAGTTGAACACGATAGGCGTAAAAAAGAATACGCATTATCGAACGGATATAATTTTCTAGAAATATGGAATTGGGATTTTGATAATATAGAATCAATATTGGATAGATGTTTATCTAAAACAAATTAAGAAGGAGTGTTTAATATGAATGTAGAAGATTTAAATTATGTAGGACGAAAAGTTAGAGTGGTTAATTTTGATAATTGGAGTAACTTTGGGAGATATACGCACGTTCAAGATTATATAGGTAAAACAGGTATTATTAAAGATGATTTTGGAATAGGTGGTCATAGATTTACTATAATCTATACAGATGAAAATTTTCAAAATATTGATAACTCAAATGGAAACTTATGTTTTAGATTTGAAAATCTATATTTCCCAACTGATAAACAAGAGATTAAAACGGAGAAAGAAGGAAATGAAATGAGTATTAATAAAATTGAAGTAGGTATGAAGGTAAAACAGATTAAAGAATTGCCACGGTTTAATTATATTGGTACAGAATTTGAAATAACTGAAATTGTTGACTCAATTGTAATGTGCAAAAATGGAATGATGGGATTTGGTTTATCTGAAAATGATTTCTTTACATACTTTGAAGTGGTTCAGTCTGTTGTTAAAGAAGAAATTGAGTTTATGACGATTGAAATTGTCGATGGTATCAAGACTATTAGAAAAGGATTCTTGACGCTTGTGGAACTTCCTGATGGTTCTAGAGGAGCATCTAGACCATTACCTCAAGATAAATATGATGCTCAAAGAGGCTATGATATTGCATTTATGAAAGCAGATATTAGAGCAGATGAGAAAGTTATGAAGATTAAGCGTAAGAAACTAGAAGAATTGAGGAAATTCTAAGTAAAGTATAATATTGTGTTTCCTGAAAACGTTACTATGAGTGGGTTTCAGGATACACAATATAAAATGAAAATGCTATTTGAATGGAGATAAAACATGTTTGAGAAAATAATTAATATCGGTATGAAAATATTAGGAGTATTTTATGTTTTAGATGCTATTATAATACTTTTAGGGTATCTTACTCCTACTGCATTTAGTAATGGCATTATACGTTTAGCTTTAGCATTAGTTTTATTATTTGGAACTTACTACAAGTCTAAACGTAGCACTCTATAAATCATAAATTTTCTGTTAATAAAACTTGCATAAAAGCAATAAATAATATATACTATTATTAAGTACATAAAAAAGGAGATGATAAATATGAAAAAGTTACTTGCCATATCAATTATTCCAATCCTAATATTATCTGGCTGCGGGGCCAAATCCAATAAAGTTCAACAACCTCAATCTACACAACAGGTACAACAAGACGATGATGAAGAAATGAGTTGGTTTGAGGATGAGGTATTGGATATGGATGACTGGGGCGAAAGCAAACACAAAAAAGTTAAACCTAAGACATCTACGAGCAAGTCTACCGTGACAAAACCATCTGTTGGCACTAAATCACCTACGGTTAAATCGAAACCTAGCACAACTAAAAAGAAGAGTTAAGGATGTGATAATATGTTAGATAAAGATAATGTTAAAAGATTGTTGGTTGAAATTGATGATGAGATATTTTATAATGCTTCAGACGATGAATATAATGCTTTAATGAAAGATTTTAATAATTTCAAAGCGTTAGTAAACGAAACAATCAAAAATAAATAATTAATACGAAAGAAGGAAATAAAACATGAAAAGAAATTCAGGATTAACATTACACCTTTACACAACAAAAGATGAATTAGATAATGCTAAAAATGGAGTCAGTACAATTGTTGCTTGGACAAAAGAGCAAAAACAAACTGGTGCAATTTATCATATCAGTGCATCTGTAGATATTTGTGATATTTTAGAGAAAGAAGTTAGGATTAATGTTTCTAAAACTCAAGAACAATTAGATGCTCTGGGAATTACTATGGGAGAAGCAATGGGTAAGGAATTGGAAAAGGTATTTAGTAAATTTGCTTAATAATATGTAAAGGAGAGTGAATAAATAAATGGATTATGATGAATTTGAAAATTATTATGAACCAAGTGAAGTAGATCAGTTAGTTGAAGAATTTAAAGATAAATGTAGAGAACATTTATTACCAAATATCCGCCAAGAAATTGAACAACTTAATAAAGAAAATATTGAACTCAGGATTAAGAATGAGGAATATAAAAAACGAGAATCTGAAATCAATAACAAAGAAAGAGATTTAAAATACAAAGAAGACAATCTTAAAAGAGAAGTAGAAAAGGAATTTTATCAGAGCAATATAGGTGATGTTTTAAAAGATTACATAGATAAAGCAGAAGTATGGTTTGCTGATTATAAAGGGTTTCGTCAAGATAAGTGCTCTCTGTGCAATGATAATCGCAAATTAGTAGCCAGTTTCCCAAATGGAAAAACAACAAAAACTAATTGTGATTGTAGTAATTTAGTACATAGGTTTGTTCCAGAAACATCAGAATTATCTTTAATTAAATTTAGTAAAAAAGATGGACAATATCAATCAGACAGGAAATTTTATATATCAAAAACTTATATCCCATCAAAAGATTCTCGTTACAGAGATGATTATAATTATAATGAATTTAGACTTTGTCATATAGTAAATGAATTCAATGATGATGTTAAGAAATTACATGAGGACAAAGAATATAATACTAAGATTGGATTTACAAGTAAAGAGGAGTGTCAAAAGTATTGCGATTGGTTAAGTAGGGATAAAACAGAAGAAATTGAAGAGGAAGATGATGATGATTGATCATTTAAAAATTCCATTTTATGTTATAGAAAGGAGTAAGTATGAACTCAAATGTAGATAATTTTTGTAATGTTGAAACACCAGAGTTCTTAATTTTAAAAGTAGTAGATAATCATATTGAGCATTTAAGAGATGAAATTAAAAGACTTGAACATTTAAAAAGTGAGTTAAGATATGAATTGGAATATGGTCATGGTTGGAGTATTGAGTTATACCAACGATTACAAATGTTATAAATATATGAAATTGTTAAATAAAATTAAAGGAGTTGTTTTATAATGAAGAAGACAAATTTATTTTTAGCAATCGGTGCAGGATTGATGACATTCGGAGTAATATATAATTATCATAATAGTGATTATACTTGGACTACTCTTCAAGCTAGAATTTTAATTGGGTTTGGGATTGTTGGTTATTTAGCAATTAGGAATAGTAAAAGAAAATTTGTTCGCTAAATCAATTTATAGGAAGAAGGTGAGTAATAATGGATAAAAATAAAATAATTCTAACTGCAATTGCA